CGTGAAGGTTGGTATTGGTCCTGGCTCTGTTTGCACTACACGCAAAAAGACAGGCGTCGGCTACCCGCAGTTGAGTGCAGTTATCGAGTGTGCTGATGCTGCTCATGGTCTCAAGGGTCATATAATAGCGGATGGAGGGTGTTCCGTTCCTGGGGACGTCGTGAAAGCATTCGCTGCGGGAGCCGATTTCGTGATGCTTGGTGGAATGTTGGCTGGTCATAAGGAAGGCGGAGCAACTCCACTGGGTGGAAATAAATTCTACGGAATGAGTTCTGATACTGCAATGGATTTGCATAATGGCGGTGTTGCTAACTACAGAGCATCTGAAGGCAAGACCGTAGAGATTCCTTATCGCGGCGAGGTTAAACTTACTATGCAAGATATTTTGGGTGGATTACGTTCGGCATGCACTTATGTTGGAGCAAGTGAATTGAAAGAGTTGAGTAAGCGCACAACGTTTGTTCGTGTAACTCAGCAGTTGAACAATTCCTTGAGTGAATATGAGATCTAATATGGCAAGCCGCGAAGAAAAAAATAATTTCTCTATGATGATCATGAATCTAGCGATTCAAGAAAAGATTGATCACATGGATGCAATTACGTCATATTGTGAGCGTAACAATCTTGAGATTGAAGTTGCTGCAAGTTTGATCAATGACTCTCTAAAAAGTATCATTGAAGGTGAGGCAATGGAGTTGAGATTTTTGCCACGAGGAGGCAGATTGCCGTTATGAGTTGGCAGTTATTGATCTGGAATATTTTTGTCTGGTCATTCACAGGCTTGATGATCTATGTCACCAAATCTTCATTGTGGTGGCTAGTTCTCCCAGCACTATTCACTGGAACTCAGAATGCTGTTGAGTTGCTTAAGGTAGATAAAGAAGAAGAAAACTTTGAATACGATTCATCAGATGAAGAAATGAAAAAGAAAGTCTCAGTTTTACTAGAAAAAGCAAAGAGAGGAAAACTTTGAACGGTTATGATTTGTATTGCATCTATCAAGCCATCAAGTTGCATTTCACCTCTGAGAGTTATAACTTCTTTCAATATGATGGCAAGACTCGAGTATCTGTAGATGCATTTCAAAAACGTCGTGACAAGTTTCTATTCCACCGTCTTGCGCGTAAGTATCGCGACGATGAGATGGTTCCATTTTTGGTTGCTAATTTCGTTCACAGTGATGATAACTGGACCAAGTCATTGCTTGAAGACCAGGCTGAAGAAACTTATAGGGATTGGAAACGAACCACGGATTCGATGACCAAAGTATATCTGGAAGATCTGCAAAAGATTTGTCCAGATCCAAAAGAATTTAACAATTTATTTAAAGTTGAAGATGGGCAGTTTCCAAAACTGTTAGTGGCATTTCTCCAAAAAGATGTAACGATTGAGACTCTTGTGATTCTTAATAACATCTTCAACTTTATTCAAATTTGGGACAAGAAGATTTCAGATGATATCATCTATCCCAAAGTGTCAAGAAAGGTGCGCAAGTATGGTGCTTTTCTTGCGGTGAATGTTGACAAGTATAAACTCTTGACAAAGGAAACTTTACTTGCTAACGAAAATGCTATATAATAATATGGTAATGAAGAAAGTGGATAAGTCGATACACACTAATACAACGCTATACGGAGAATATAAATGACATTATCAAATTTAAAGAAGGGATCATCCCTTGATAAGTTGAAGAAGGCAGTCGAGCAATCCTCTGCAGGTGGTGGTTCGAAGAACGTTGATGAACGTTTTTGGCAACCAGAAGTTGATGCTGCTGGCAATGGATACGCAGTTATCCGATTCCTAGATACACCAGCAGTAGATGGCGAAGATGGTCTACCATGGGTTCAAATTTGGTCGCATGGTTTCCAAGGTCCTGGTGGTTGGTATATTGAGAATTCTCTCACAACTCTTGGTAAGACTGATCCTGTTTCTGAGTATAACACTGTTCTGTGGAACTCAGGCGTCGAAGCAAACAAAGAAATTGCTCGCAAACAAAAGCGCAAGCTGACTTATATTGCAAACGTTCTTGTGATCTCTGACGCCAAGCGTCCGCAAAATGAAGGCAAGGTGTTCTTGTTCAAGTTCGGAAAGAAGATTTTCGACAAGATCAAGGAGCAACTCGAGCCGCAGTTTGCTGATGAGACTCCAATGAATCCGTTTGACTTCTGGAAAGGCGCAGACTTCAAGGTCAAGATTCGCAACGTTGAAGGCTATCGTAACTATGACAAGTCGGAGTTTGCTGCTCCTGCTGCATTGTTCAATGGCGAAGATGCGAAGATTGAGCAGGTTTGGAAGTCTGCCTATTCACTCAAGGATTTCTTGAAGCCTGATAACTTCAAGTCCTATGATGAACTCAAGGCGAAGTTGGACAAGGTTCTTGGTGCTGGTGGTGTTGCTGGTGCAACTGCCAAGCGAGTTGATGATGAGGAAGCAGCTGCTCCTGTCATTCGCTCTGCTCCAGCCAAGAAGGTAACTGCTGAAGAAGTCACTGTTGAAGATGACGACATGGCATTCTTCGAGAAACTTGCTGCTGAGTGATGTTGATTAGAAAACGGTAGGTGTTTTCGGGGGGGCTTCGGTCCCCCTTTTTTATGCTAATGAATCGTTTCTAACAGAAGGGAATGGCGTAGAAAAACTAACTTGTTTTTCGATATCCAAAACTTTCTTACTCATTGTTGTGATTGTTTTTTGTAAAGAATCGATTGACATTAATGCTGCTTGAGTTTCTGTTGCAAGTGAAGTTAGTCTGGCTTCTGTTACCACATCACCAACAGCTTGTGTATCAACAGCAGCAGGAGATGGCGGCATTGAAACTCTACTCATTGAAGAATCAGAAGGTTTAGTTGCAGCGATTAATGTGCTTGTTGCTTCGCCAACAGATGCAATGTTGTAGTAAACTGATGCTTTGGTTCCAAACGCATCACTTTTTACAACACCAGCTTTTAAATCTTTTGCGCCACCAGGACCAACTAAATGAGCAGCTGCCAGATATCCCGCCACAGTAGATGGCGATGATTCAGCTGAAATTACACCCAATCTAACTAATCTGCTATAATTCATTTTAGTATATCTTGCAAACGTTTCTTCTTGAAGATTTGCATCATTTAAAAATGCTTGTTTGCCACCTTCAATATTCCATTTAGTTGGATCATCTAACTGCTTTAGCGTCGTTCCAGATTTAACTAATCCTAAATCTTGTAATGCCAGTGCTCCTAATTGATATTTTCCTAGATATCCTAATCTATTCACAGCTTTGTATCCACCTGCCCCTGCGCTTTCTAACGCAGCAATTCTTTGGGAATATGTTTTGAAATCTATAGGAATTCCTGCTGTTGCAGAATCAGCTGGTAACTTTTTTGCTGGCGGAGCTGCTGTTGTGGTTGGAGTGACTGCGGTGGTTGTTTGACTTGCTGATATAGTTGGTTTGGCTGCAGAACCCAAATTTGGTTCTGCTATAACTAATGATGCTGCTTTTGCCGCAGCTATCGCTGCCTCCGATGCAACGCTAGATTCTGGTGCATCGGATACAGTTGCTCTAACTCTACCTTGATATGTTTTTAACATCTCATATGTATCAGGATTAGATGCTATTTTTTGCAAAGCAATATTTTTAGCAACTCTATCTGGTGATATAAACGCATCTATTATATCTTTATATTCTTGCGGAAGTTCTTCATATTTGTATACTTTACCATCAATAGAATATCCTGTTGTCGTGCCACCAGAACCTTTTATGAGTTTCATACCGAATGTTTCTGCTACCTTATCAGCAGCTGCGCTCATATCACCTGCAGTTTTCCCAGATAAAATGTCCCAAGTTCCAGCTCCAATTAAACCAATTATTTGAGCTGGTGTGCTCGTCAATCTTCCTACGCCAAAAAGAAATCTACTGACTCCTGGTGGCAATCTGCGAACAAGATTTGATAATGTGCTAGAAGGCATATTTTGCTGAGTTGCTATGCGAGCAGCCTTTGATGTTGGTATATCAAATTTTCTAGGTGCCGCAGTTGTTGGTGGTGCTTTAGTAAATTGCCCAGCACCAGGTTGACCTTTTGGAATTCTGTATTGCGATCCTCTACCACGTGAATCATATTGTGGTATCTTAGATGCAGTTGTTGTTGGAACAGGCTTAACTGGTGATGCTGTTCCAGAACCAGGAGTTGGAAAATATTTTCTTCTTACATATCGATATCCTTTTCTCAAAGCGTTTGCGGCGTCTTTAGCTGCAAGACCTAGCAATATCTTGTCCACTAAACTTAGTGAACTGTCACCACCGCTGCCTCCTCCGCCAACTGGGGCTGTTGTTGATGCACCACCACCTGATCCACCTGCGCCACCTGCCGCGCCTCCTGCAATCGCCGCCGCAGCAATAGAGCTTGCTTCAAAATTGCTTCCTCGATCAGATGCAGATCTTATTCTTCTAGAGGCTGCGCTTCCTAAATTTATTTGTTGCAAAACAGCTAGTTGTGCTCTAATATCATCGATTTGGTATTTTACTGTTCTAGATCTAACAGTCATTCTAACAGCACTTAATGATTTCATCGACGCTGGCGTGAACTTTCTTTGATTTCTAAATGTTCCTAAATCATTGTATAGATTAAATATTAGTGCAGTATTTCTTTCAGTTAAATTAATTAATGTATTAATTTTGTTATTAAGTTTGACCATTGAATCAACAGTGTATTGTTTGAATCGTTTTTCTCTATCGATTGCCTTTTTTCTGTTAGATTCTTCTTGTCTCTCAAGTGGTGTGCCCTTACCGTATTTTGATTCTAATACACTAGCAAAAAAATCTGATCCAGTCAGCGATTTAGCCATAGAATAAACTGAAAATCTCATAGCCATATCTTCACGAATCATAGAAATAAATGCATCTGATGTTGATGTATTTTTTCTAGATTTAATTGTATATAATTTAGAAGATAGAGATGTGAATGACATTATTTTTTCTTACTCTTTAAAATTTTCTTCATTGTTTCTTCCGATTCTAATTTACTCTTAGACAATCGTTCAGTTTCTTCCTTTACCCAATTATTTACCATTGAAATATACATGTCGCGTTCCCACGGAATCATATTCTCTAATTCTGTCAATGTATATTTGTATTGGTGCGTCAATGTAAACATATTGTTATAATAGCCACGCAATGATCCATCACGAAAGGTTAGGTAAAAAAATCGCTGAGTCCCTCCAAAGTTAAATCGTGTTCAAAGTTACATTTTTCGCAAATTTGTTTTATGTCTTTTTTCAAAGTTGGTAGACTTTTAAAAAAATCTATAATTTTATCAAATTGTTCTTGTGTTAATGAATCCAAAAACTGTGAAAATTCTTGTAATGATGATTCTTTAGCATAGTATACGCTGTTTTCATCAAACACATAATCAGTGCATTCGAATATAAATTGATAAAGCTGTTCTAAATCTTCGCCCATCAATAAACCCTTCACACTTTGAAATGTTCCCAAACTTGGAAATTTAAGTTGTATTCCAACATCTTTTGTGAAGTATAATTTAGTATTAATATTATTTGTTGGTGGCTGTATTTCTAATATGTTAACCTTAACGTTCATCACATTTCCGCATTGAACTTCCATATCCTCGCCTTGTTCATCCTTATCAACACCAACAACATTCTTACACACGAATGCAGAATCTACGATTTCGCCCACAGATCGTGCTCTTATATTCAAAAACAAATATTCTATATCAAAAATCGGAATAGAATCAATATCGAGTGTATTTTCAACCAAACAATTGTTAACAACCTGTTTGATTGATTTTAATATGGTTTGTTCATCTTCGCTTTGAAGCGCCATTAAAAGTAATTTTTCCTCTTTTACTAAGAATGGTCTGAACTGTATAACCCTTGGCACTGAAGCCAGCTTTATCTCAAATAATGGCAAATCAATTTTTGGTAATGGCATAATAACTCCAATTATTAAAATTTAGTATTTTTTGGAACAATTTCAATGTCTCTGAAAAAGAATGACACGTTTACTTTATGGAATCCATCATCCATCCAATTAGACGGCATAGATTGTATACTTAACGGATATGCGTCTATTAAATTAACTCGCATATTTTGTATTGCGCCTCTTCCTGGCAGCACGACGGAGGTTGATGTGTCTTCAAATTGAAATAGAGATATGTATCCAACTATTTCATCGAAGTAACTGTTAAGAGCAGTTGTCGGTGATATGCTGCCTATCCAAGTGTTAAACAATTCATACACAGGCATATCTGCACTATGATAAAATGTAAAAGAAACTTCATTAATATCACGCATGTAAGGAGCTCTTACTTTTAATTTTCCTGGTATTCTAAAATCTGTTGTTGAAATAGTTTGTCCTGGAAACTCTATAGAATCGCACAAATATGTAAGTTTTCTTAGATCGTTTGCATTATCTACAACGAAAGAGGGCATCGTTAAAAATCTAACAGCAAATTTAGCGCTCTTTAAAAAATTTTGATTAGTAAAGCGACTTAAATCGTAGTCTACATTAGGAGACCCTCTAACAGTTAC